AAGTAATCGTAACGTATGAGTTTGAAGTAGAAGACTCTGACTATAAAACTATGTATGATCATGCAGTATCAACCCCTTGGGAGTTAAAAGAAGCTATTCAAGCTGATGTGCATATCTATGATGATAACTGGAATGAGGTAACTGAAGATGAGTGAAGTCTGGAAAACATTTGAGATCGAAGAATTTAGAGGAGCTTACTTTGATGTCGAAGTATATGGCTATGTAACTACAGGGGGCTCAAACCGTTATGGATCAGATGAGCCAGAGTGGATAGAATGTGAAATTAAAGATATCTACAACCCTAGAACAAATAAACGAGTTTCAAAGCGTCTTTACAGTGCGCTAGAAAAACAGTTTGGTGACTGGTTTGAAGAAATGCTAATTGAGGAGTATCACTATGCTTAAAGATCTTAAGAATGACTGGGAATTGCTAGACGACTACTACGAGGAACGTGCAGCTATACTGGAGTATGATGCAGGGTATTCCCGATATGAAGCTGAAAACTTAGCTGCACAAATGTACGGCTTTGATAACAAAGCTGACCTTAAAGCCCATATCCAAAAATTAAAAGCAGGAGCGTAACATGTTTTTCTACCACGTTTACAAAGACTTTGATGCAGAATTAGACTTTACTACGGATCAATTTCAAAAGGCTATTGATGCATGGGCTATCTACAAATCAGTAGGTCACTTTCCTTATATTCGTATTGAAGAAGATGGCAGAATGAGAGAAACTCTTAACTCTCAATATACAATAAAAGCTTGGGCAGACTCGCTCATTCTTAACTATAAAGGTAATGAAATGAACCGTGTAGAGAAACGTATTATCAAAGAAATAGCTGAAGAACAGGGCTACAACTTAGAAGAATACTGTGAGAAAGAAACAAACTTTAGAGACGAAATCCCTAACCTTATGGGTAAAGTCTTTGGGGGTTCTGAAGAATTACATGAGAAAATCTTAAAGGAAATGGATGAACATCTAAAAGATATTGACTTTCATGGTGCTTTTGAAGAAATGTCTAAAGAAGAACAAGACCAAATCATCAATCCTAAACACTACAAGATGATCCCAAAAGAAGCTTACACTAAGTTTCCAGAGGGTCTTGAGTATATGGATTTGATGGAGTATATTTTAGCTCACCATAACGGTGTTCAATCTCACCTTCTCGGACAAGTATTCAAGTATGCTTGTCGCTTGGGTAAGAAAGACGCTAAGCTTCAAGATGCCAAGAAAATCGCTTGGTATGCAAACCGTCTAGTAGAGGTAATCGAGAATGAATGATAATCAGATAATCTACAATCTTAAGTACGCTATTACCACTATTGAAAGTGACTTAGAGGAGTGGGATCCTGCAGATAGTAATCACTATCTTGCTTATGGTCCTGAAATGAAAGAAGTTGTAGCGGATCTTTATGATCTGCTGCATCATTTTAAATTACATGCTAAGTTTGAAAAAGACATAGCAGAAGCCTACAATGACAAAGAAGGTAGAACACCTTATAAACTTGACGATGAATGGCCTGATTTTGTAGATGGAGATATCGTATGATCGATGAAGAAGTCATGTTTAACGCAATGCAAGAAGCAGCTTTTAAAAATGCAGAACGTGATCTTCGTAATGCGTTGCATGCAGTTAAAACAGCTTTGCATTACCTTTATGAAACAGGTGACTACGAGTCTAGCCTGTTAGATGAACATGTAGCAATGCTGCAGGATATTGAAAGCGAGATGGAGAACCTGTTAGATGCTTAAGAAGTTTGAACAATTATATATCAGACGTATGGCAAAAGCCTATCGTAATATACATGATGTATCAATTCGTCAAGCAATTCACAAAGCTTATGAGGCTTACGAAATATACCGTGAAGTAGAAGTGGAAATGATGGATGAAGAATATCGGCGCATTGGATGATCTTGAATTTAATATTGAGGGTGGCAAATATGAAGAGCTAGCAAACGCTTTAGAGTACTGGGCAGAACTATTTTGGGAAAGGACTTTAGAGGACGCTTATGGAGATAATATCGCTTATCTTCTCTATAATATGTCAAAAGAAATGAGGAAAGTTGATGAATCTAGTATTTGATATCGAGGCTAACGGCCTTTTAAACGAAGTAACTAAGTTTCATTGCGCAGGTGCCATCGATACTAGAACTGGAAAAGAGTACTGGTTTAAAAACAGCAGGGAGGACTTCGTGTCCTTCCTAAACTTGCTCTCAAAAGCAGACGTTGTTATTGCTCATAATGCTTTTGGCTATGACATACCTGCATTAAGAAAGCTAGCAAGCCTGTACGGTATTGATTGGGATATCGACAATAGTAAGGTTAAGTGTACTAAAGTTATGTCTCAACTACAAAACTTTACTAGGTTTGGATTTGGGCATTCCTTGAAAAAGTGGGGTGAGTTCTTTAAAGATTATAAAGGAGACTACGAAGGCGGTTGGGAAGAGTTTAACGAAGACATGTTTAACTACATGAAACAAGACGTTAAGCTTGGTGTAAAAGTGTTTGAATATCTTACAAAAGAATTGAAAAGAATCATTCAAAATTCTAATGGTAAAAACCACATCTTGATGGCATTACGATCTGAAATGGAAATGGATCGTATTATGGTTAAGCAGTGTACTAATGGTTGGCCTTTTAATGTTGAAGCTGCTAGAGAACTAGCTGACAGTATTGAGAAACAACTAAAGGACATTGAGTCTTACATTAACCCTAAACTTGGCTGTGTAGCTAACTCACCTGATGGCTCTGTAAAGAAAATTAAAGAGGCTATTCAAGAACTAAAAGATAAAGGAGAAACTTATGACAATAATGGACACGGATGGCCAACAGTTCCATCTAAAAAACCAGCTTTCAAAAAGTCTGGTAAATACTATAGTCACACTGAGTCTTGGTTTGGCGGCTTTGACCCCTCTTCTTATGATCTCTCTGATAAATCCAGCCTTCCTGTATGGGGGGAGTACACTAGGATTAGTCTTGATGCTGGCGATGTGGGTAATACTGACACTGTTAAGACTTATCTTTATTCTATCGGCTGGCAACCAGACGACTGGAACTGGAAAAAGGTTGAAGGCGAATTCGTCAGGGTATCGCCAAAACTCACAGACAGCTCACTACAGAAATTGGGGGATGTAGGCAAGGCTCTTACAGAGTATTACACTCTAAGATCTCGCTATTCTATCTTAAAAGGATGGTTTGAGTATATTGATAAAAACTCAAAATTGCACGGTGATGTTTTCAATATCGGTACTCCAACTTTTCGTCAAACTCACAAGATCATCGCTAACTTACCTAGCGGTAAGGCAGTGCTTGGTCCAGAGTTTCGAAAACTATTTATAACAAGAGAGGGTTATAAACTAGTGTCTGCTGATAGTGCAGCTTGTCAGCTTCGACTTCTAGCTCATTTTATGAAAGATCAAGACTTTACTAAAGAAGTTCTTGAAGGAGATATCCATCAGAAAAATGCGGATATTCTAGGTTGCAGCCGTGCTACAGCTAAACCTTTTATCTTTGCCTTTTTGTATGGTGCGGGTGGAAGGAAGTTAGGTTCAATTCTTAACGTTTCTGAAGCTGAAGGTAACAAGGCTAAGAAAAAGTTTATGGATGCTATCCCTAGCTTAAAGCGGTTGATTGATGATGTAAAGACTGCTGCTGAAGAAGAAGGAAAGATCTTTGGTTTAGACGGAAGACCTATTATGGTAGAGTCTTCTCACAAAGCTCTTAACTATCTTATTCAAGGTGCTGAAGCAGTAGTAATGAAGTACACAATCCTAATGATCGAAGAAGAACTTGAAAAGGCTGGACTAGATACATCTATCCTTTTGTTCTATCATGACGAGGTAACTTATGAAGTAAGAGAAGACCAAGCTGAAGCTGCTCGTGAGATAATCATGCGCTGCTTTGAAGAAGCACCTAAGAAACTTGGTGTTAATATCATGACCTGTGGCGACTGTAAAATTGGAGATGACTACTATGAAGTCCACTAAGAAAGATATTCGTGAAATGACAGAAGAAGAGCGTCAACGCTCTACGGAACGAGAACGTATCAACTCTAAACGTTGTGTTTCGTGTAACGGACCAGTAACTACAGAAGAAGATTGGTGTAGCTTTTGCTTGAATGAAGAGTGAAGTCTAACAAAAATAAGAGGATAGATTGCTATGAATGCACTAGACATAATTATGAGTGCTATGAAAACAAATGCAGGTTTTGAATTTCTAAATGAGATCATTATTGCTGCACTTGAAGATTCTCGTGACATTTGCATAGAAGAACGTGAACGCCTAGATAATCTTAAATATAAAGAGCCTCATCAAGAAGAAGATTGGGAATGTCTTGTTCAAGATATTTACGCATTCAATCGTATAATTAAATACTATGGAGGTTAATATGGCTAAAGGTTGGCACTATCAAGTTATGAGGCATACCGCTACTCATGGCGGTCAGGATTACTCTTACCTTGCTGTTCATGAATACTACCCATCTGAACTTTTTGGAGAAGGAGAAGAAGCGGGTTGGACAGAAGAACCTGTAACTGTTTCTGGTGACGATATTGACGATATTAAGTGGATGCTTAAAGCTATCCTGAATGATATCGACAAATACGGAGTAAAGGGTTATAATGAATGAAGATACTGTCCCCTATCAGAGACGTCTCAGAATACGTCTTGCTGTTGCTGCTTATGCTTACGAATACAAGAACGACAGCATAATGTCTGATGCAGAGTTTGACAGGCTATCTTATCTTGTAGATACGAGTGTTTCTACAGGTAATAAGAAGCTTGATAACTTCTTTAAGAAAGAGTTTGAACCCGCCACAGGTATGTGGGTTCGAAAACATCCTGACAAAAAAGGTCTAGAAAACCTTTATCAACGTTACTATAACAAAGAAGGAAAATGGTATGTCGGCAACAGTATCAAGTAAAACAATCGTACAAAAAGAGTTTGATGTACTCTACAATGAAATCAAATTCAAAGGTATCGAGTTACCTGATGATATGAAGTACTTAATTTCTGAACTTGAAGAAATGCTACTTTATAAACTACAACCTTATCTGAACCAACAAGAGTGGCAACAAGAAGTTGATGATGCATATGATAATGGATATGACTATGGTTATGAGGCTGGATATATGGAAGGCCGTGATGAACAATTAGCTAACGAGGATGAATAATGTCCTATATATTTCGAGTAGTAACTGCGTTATCTGTATTGATTAATGTGATACTTGGCGGTCATATTGGTCAAACGTTCTCAGCAAGAAATTGGCAGTGGAAGAAAGAAAGAAGATTCAATCTAGTTAAATACCTAGATTTTTTTCTAGGAAAAAATCACTGCGCTGAAGCTTGGGTTTATTGGAAAACAAGGAAATGGTAAATGTACACTGTTGAAATGGAAGACAAAGAAACTATTGTAACAACACTTGATGAAACAGGTAAATTCGAAGATGTAACCTTGTTTTTTGACGACAGCAGTGTTGTCTATATTAGGCAATTCAACGAGAAGAGGAATAAGTACGAGTTGATTGAAATGAGCTATCAACAGCTACTTGACCTTAAAGCTGCACTAGACTCTCCTGTTGGTGCATTCT